AAAAAACCTGGAAAGGAAAGTGAGGTCACAATAGAACCGCCGCTCGTGCGCCTTAAGCGTCATCCCAGCAGCGGAACAATGGTCCACCCACTTCTTCAAATTAATGCCTCCAGGGCCAACGCCTGCTGCTATATCGTCACCTAGCACGGCTACACGAGTACCCTTTATCTTGTATTCGACACAAAAAGAATACCACAACACGAAATTCCAAACCGTGTTACGACCCGTGGTGTCCGTCCCACCCGTCGCCAATTGATGGCTAATGGTGGCGGTCAACCCGTAGAGCAAGGATCGAACATCGAACGTGTGTGATAAACGTTTGTACAAACGGGTATACCATTTAGGCGCTCCACTAACACTTAGCCAGTGTGCAAAGATTTCGTGAACGCTCTTGAGTTGGCTCCGGTCATTTGCTGCGAAATCGCCTTCGAAATACCGTGCGGACCTAGCCAGAAAATTGGAAATTTCTGGATCCTTCTTGGTATAGGCGAAGCAAATGCCCTCAACCTCAGGGCACGAAAACTCGTCTAACGCGCAATTCAGCCTCTTGTTGAATTCATCCTGAAGAGGGCCGGTGAGAACATTATATTCATCAGAACCGACATAAATTATGCGCGGAGCCCAGGATGCGTCATTCCGTTTAAGGAGCACTTCACCTTTTACCATGAGAGACCTGGTAGAAAGAGTGCGGAAGTCGCAATCATGAAGGCGTAGCAAAGCTTTATGCATTCTCTGTTGCTTTTCTACAGAAAACTTTGCCACCCAACGATCGAAGATATCTTGAGTCCAATCGAAGGGTTCAGCCTTTGGGAAGACGAGGCGGGACAACATACGGGCCCGCTTCACTATTCTGGCGGCAACAACCTTGTCACTGGAAAAATTGCAACGTTTATTAAACGCAGAGAGCAACGACGACATGTCATTGCCAGTGACAACCGGTACTTGTTGAGCGAGTACTGGACCCAATTGATCAACAGGTGCGTAGACTGGAGCGTATAACTTGTCACACTCCTCCAATCTAAAGGGCACCTGAGGAACAAACTCACGCACAGGTACAAGGCGGAGGCGGGGTTCACCATTGAAGAGGTGATCACCTGCATCAATCGGAGCCAGATGTGGTGACCCCGCGCTCCGCCGAGCATAGTGGGAGTGTCGTTTCTTGGGCAGTTTGCCTGAGTTAGTCAGGATTGAATGGCCAGGATGTTAGGC